TCAAACAGAGAAGAGGCTGAGGAGATAAAGAAAATCCTTCAGGCTGTTCTCTCCGATATTAACACGATAAAGGAGTACCTGAAACTTTAGTATATGGCAATAGAACGCAAATATAAGACCCCTCTTATAAAGAACTTCCGTGAGAATGGGGAGACAATGGTTGTCTTCCCTTCTGCTATGGAGGATATTGGTCTCAACCTGAATGAAAGAAGAAACAGAGTTGCTCTGACGCACTACGCTCTTCTTGAAATCCCTTCAACTCAGCCAACGGGTAATCCTGACTCAGACCAGCTTAATGGAAACAGAATTGACTTCAACCGAATCCAAGGTGTCAAGACTGCACTCTCGGATAATGAGATGACCCCAAATCAGTTGCTCTCCGTGTCGCTTAGGAACTACGTCATGAACTTTGAGACGACACTTAGGAATGCCCCTGAGTACAATGCGAATATCCTTGACTCTGTTTCCGAAAGAGTATTCTTTAAGTGGCTGAAGGAGCTTGGGGCTATTCGCTTTAAGTATGACGAAGATACCGACACTTGGCTTGAGCCTACGTTTGATAATTACAGACGTGTCGTCCACTGCATAGGGGAGATTAACGCCTACTCAAACAATCGTAGCGAGTTCGGGATGTTCAACGAGACCTATATCTCCTGCCCATCGTCTTATGGTTCTAACCCAATGAGGTTTATCTCTAAGTTTGATACGAATTACAAGGCAGGCTATCAGTATGGTGCTTCGTCAAGAACTATTGAGGGGCAGACTAATGTAGAAGGTAGCAATATCAACCTTGAAGCTCTCGGTGACTTCCAATCAATCTCTAAGGGTGACGATAGCTATATGGTTGTCGGTAGCGATGACAAAACCATCAGTGCGGACTTCTTTGAACAAAATCAGGTCAGCTGGTGGCAGATGGAGAAGAAGGACTATGGTGCTGATATGGAGTGGAGCGTGTCTGATGTTCCCGTATATGTAACCGATGACAAGATTTCTCGTGAGCGTCTCGTAGCATCAGGTAGCTTCCTGGATGATACTATCCAATACCCAGCGCACGGGGGCGAGAAGAAGAAGTTTAAGAGAAGTCGCCTTGATGGCATCTCGCTCGTCAAAGACCTTGAATCACTCAAGCGCATCCATAAGGACGAGACGATGACCTACGACAAGCTCGCTATGACGGGGTCTATTGACACGGAGATTTCCGCTACTGCCGATAGGAGCTTTGACTTCAACACCATACTTATATACTACACCATCTACAACAGCGATGGCACGGAAGCCCTTGCTACCAATCTGTATGGAGTGGTATTCATTGATGGGGCTAAGTCGGTTGTCGGAAGTAACGCACCGCTACCTATTGACCAAATCACACTGAAGATACCAACCATCAAGAAGAGAATGTCTTCGGTAAACTCATTCGGTAATAGCTACTCGTTTAAGATTAACGTCAAGACACTTGATTCAGTGGACGATACGTCTACTACCATCATTGACCAAACGACCTCATCACATCTTGCGATGGATGAAATGAGGGACGTGTTCTTTGCGTTGAATACGGCTGTTGAGACGATGATGGAAAACAACAAGGCTCTTGTCGCTATCAACGAGAGATACCGAAAGATTGAGAAGGACTACGAGAGCATCCTTGAAAGCCACGAAAAACTGAGAGAAGACATTAAAGTTCTGAGAGCTATGAAGTTATCAAAGGTTCAGCAGGAGATGGTGGACTCTATCATAAGCAGACTCGGTGGTGATGTTCCCTCTATGGTGGAAGACGTAAAACTCCTTACGACTAAAATGTCTAAGGTGGAGACGGAAAATGAAAGGCTGTCCAGCGTTGTAGACAGAGACGTTCCAAACCTCGCTAAGAGGCTGGCGAATGTTGAAAGCAAGATTAAGTAATTATGCTCAGGGATATATACATACGAAACCCGCAGGACGAAAGCTACAAAGGCTCTGACGTGATTGAGTTCTCCGATGTTTATGAGGAGATTATCACTCAGATTAGAGTGCTTTTATCCACACGAAAGGGAGAGGTTATCGGGAACTACAACTTTGGCGTTGGTGTTGAAGACTTGGTGTTCTCCACCAACTTGGATACCTCAGCGGTTGAGTCGGAGATAAACTCACAGATAGCATTGTACATATCACCTGCTTTCCCCGACTACCCTATTTCCTGCAAGGTCGGTTTTGGTCATCATCCCGAAGGATGGGATTATGCCATCATTGACCTATATATAAATGGTCAGAGACAAGTGGGTATAGGTGTAGTATAATAAGAAAAAGAAAAGAAACTATATGGCAGACGAAAAAAATAAAGGTTCATTCGCAGAGACCCAAAGGAGACTCATTGAGTCTACTAATGCGGCTTTGAGTGGAATGACGCTGGTGACAAAGTCTCTGACTTCTGACGAGGATTCAGTGACGATGAATTTGGGGGAAGATAGGCTGATTACGATGCCGTCTTATGCCAAGGTTACAAGGGATTTGGACTCTCTAAAGAAAGCCCTGAACGCACTCCTCTCGGGTGAGGGTGTCGTCACGCTTTCCGATGGGACGAGGAGAAAGATTAAAGCCACGGCAGTCTCCGTACCACCCGAAGTGATTTCGGAGCTTCCTACCCCAAAGACATTCATCGTTGATGCAAACTACTTCTTTGAGGATATGATGTTCCCACGTATCAAGGTGGCATACAACCTTGAAGGCGTGGTGGACGGATTTGCTGATAGGGTGCTTGTATCAAGGATTATCCTTGATGCCAAGTCAAAGGAGGTGATGGACTTTTATAACAATGTCCTTCCTACACTCTCATCTGACGACAAGAAGTACATCCCAATGAAGCACCTCTTGAGTGATAAGGGAATTGCTTTCTACGAGGATAAGGAGGAAGTCGCTTTACCTTTGCATATCTCAAAGGTAGATGGTGCTTTCAATGTCACCAATGTTGCTACCATTGAGGGCAAGAGCTTCATACAGCTTAACACTCTCAACTATAACGAGATAGATACGAACGGACATCCGATTAGAAGCCTAACACTGAAGGTCGGAGACAAGCTGAGGTTCGAAGATAGCGTCCTTAACGTCTTGGAGGTGAACAACGCTTCAAGTATGGTTCGTGTCGGTCTTGATATTGGCGGGCAGTACCCATTCATTGAATCACGTCTTGAGATATATTCAGACCCATTCAAGGATAAGTTCGTTAATATAGGCGTTGGGTTTAATGAGGTGAACATCATCTACATCAAGGCTATCAACGAGGAATATAACATCACCTCTAAGGAATGGTCTACCCCGACATACTTCCTCTCTAATGACCTTGTGAACGAGGATGGCGGAGAATCACTTTCTTCCTACTACGGGAAGGTAGCTGACTTCGGAGCGAGGATGATTTCAGAGGTCAAGGAGGGAAAGATTTACGCCTATAATGGTCACAAGCCTAATGCCCCTTCGCTGTCATCAGACTACTTTGGTGTAGCAAGGATTAACAGCCAATTAGACTATACCCTTGATAACGATGACATCACGACAACCTCAAAGAATATGGAGCTTGTAAGGTCTCGTATGGCATCACTGAAGCAGACGATTGCAACGCAAAAGGACGAGCTTCAATACATCGACAAGAATAACACAGAGGAGCGCACGAAGAAGCAGGAGCAGATTGACTCAAACGTCAAGGCTCTGAAGCAAAACCAAGTGGAGTACAACTCACTTCTTCAGCACCTCAATGACCTTGCAGTTAAGAATGGTATCACCCTCTCAACTCCTAAGTATAGGCTTAGAGGTTTCTTCCCTATCCCTGATGAACGCAACGGAGAGAAGATTATCGCATTTGATATTTCCTACCGCTACCTCAAGCTGGATAATAATGGCGTAGAGTTAAAGACCTACCGCTATGGGGATGATACCTCCACGACAAGTGGGGTATATACCGATTGGATTACCTACCGAAGCAAGTACCTTGAAAAGGTCTACGATGAAAAGACCGAGAGGTTTATTTGGAAGGAGGAGAGCATCTCTGATGGTGGTGCAGAAAACATCAACCAAATCAATATCCCAATCCAACGTGGGGAGAAGGTAGAGGTTCGTGTTAGGGCTGTATCCGAAGCTGGCTACCCCGAGAACGCTCTCGTATCGGATTGGTCTAATGCAGTCATCTGCGAGTTCCCTAACAACCTATCCGTTGGGTCTCGCTCGGAAGCCATCTTGACGGACGCAAGGCAGGAGGCTATCGCTCTTCAGATTGACAGCGCACTCCAAGAGGCTGGTGTATATAACCATCTTGAAGACGAGAACGCTCTGTTTAGGCACAAGGGGTCAGCTATTAGCGTAGATGTCTCCGATACAAACAATCTCGGTGTAGACTTACAGCAGTCATTCCCTAAGGGTCTTAAAGATAGCCCTTCAACGATAGCTCTCCAAGATTACATAACGAAGGCTAACTCGCAGATATACCTTCTTACCAAGGAGGTTATCGGTATGACGAAGAGATTTGCCGATGTCAATAAGGAGCTAAAGGAGCTTGAAGATAAGATTAAGAACGGCATTAACGTCACACCAACTCCAACACCAACCCCCACTCCACCCGAGAAGAATACCGAACGTCCTAAGATTCTATTTGATAAGTCAAATGGTATCTACTATATCAACTCTTCGGGTAGAGCACTCAAGGGTGGTGGGACGACCAACGGAACAGGTACGTCAGGTAAGCACCTTCAGATGAAGGAAGGCGATAAGTACAACACGAATGGGGATGCCATAATATTCAATATGTCGTGGAAGGATGCTTCGGAAGAATATCTGAATAGCAACCTATCGCTTGTCGTATACGAAGTGAATGGTGACTCTAACAACGGAACGTTCACGAAGTACTCCGTCATAAGTGGTCTTACTACTACGATTAAGTCTAAGGGTAATGATGTAGTTGAAGTGTCCGCCCGTGTCCCTAACAACACGACTATCGCAGGTGCTGGAACGAAGACGTATGTGTTTGTCCCAACCATTACTCTAACCTCACCTGAAGGCGTTAAGTACAGCGTAGACGCAAATGAGTTCGCTCCTAAGGAAGGCTATAAGGGTTGGTTCACGATAACCTATGAAGCAAAGGGTAATACCGAAAAGCCCGTAACTCCTGCTACCAAGTCAGTTGTCCTTGAAAAGGTGTATAAGGCAGATAAGTCGGTACTTGGTAGGTCTTACACTAAGGATACCAACCCATCCCTCTACAAGGCTCAGGAAGGCGACTACATCACCCCACAAGAACTTGGAGAAGACCCATACCTCCTCGTCAGTGGGTCGCCAATGGCAAATATCACCCTGAAGGTCAAAGTAAAGAAGAATTAGGCAAAAGATATGGCAAAGAAGAAAAATATAAAGGAGGAGGAAGAGGTGCTCTTAGGAGCACCTACCACCCCTCTGTTCAAGATACAATTCTCCACGAATAAGGTTGTGTGGAAATTTGCGAGTGACGAGCAAGCTAAGATTGTCGCTAAGAGCGATGACAGCGAGTACGTCAC